TAGGAGGAGATCGTGCTGGGCGCCGAGCTGAACGCCACTTCGACTATCAGCTTGGGCAGCAGGGTGCCGCCTGGCGCCGCCCCCACGGCCACCGGCAGCGCGGTGTCGGTCTCGGCGGCCGGGCCGAGTGTCGACGGTGCGTCCGGGCGGACGCTGATCGTCCAGGTGACGACGTTGCCGGTAGAGACGGTCCCGACCCACGGGGGCGGGGTCACGCTGGTGCCGGACGGGCGGCTGGTGGCCAGGCCGTCGTCGGCCAGGGCGGTGATGGTGCCGCCGGTGCCGGACGCCAGAGCGTCAGTGTCGGCCCGCTCGGTGTACCCGGTCGGCGGCGTGTAGTCGGTCGTGCCGCCGGTGACACGCTCACCGACCGCGGTGACGATCACGCAATCGGCGTGCCCGGTGGTCACCTGCGGGCAGGCGTGCACGTCGGTGGCGGCGTCCTCGTCACGGTCCGCCCAGGCGTCGATCGGGCTGGTGGGGTGGGCGCCCCGGTAGACGGCCAGGACCGCGCTCTGTCGGTCGATGTCGGCGTGCGTCAGCGTGATCGATCCCGACTCGCTGCCGGTGCACACCCGGTAGTACAGGCGGCTCCGCAGGCTGCCGCTGCCGCCGTTGTGCTCGGCCACGAGCGTCCACCCGGACGGATCCGTCCAGGTGGTCGTGGACACGCCGGTCCACACCAGCAATGCCAGGTCCCCGGCCTGCACGGTCGGCCACGTCAGCCCGGTCAGCGTGCTGGCGTTGCCGCCGTCTACGCCAGAGGCGATGAACGTGATGGCCATCAGGAGATCTGGGCGAAGCCGTCGCTGTGCAGGGTGATGATGATCGTCGCCCCGTCGGTGGTGATGCTGACGTCGTGGGCGGTCAGCGGGATGATCTCGCTGTCATCCCCGCCGGTGGTGTCCGGGTCGTAGCAGATCAGCAGCTTGGCCAGCGTGTTGTTGGTGGCGCCGCCGGCGGTGGCCCACGTGATGTCGTCGGCATCGAGGGACACCGTGTTGGTCAGGTCATCCACCGTCACCGACACGCCCGTCAAGGTCTGCCTGCTGTAGTTGGTGAAGTCCGCCTCGGCGTTGTTGGCCAGCACATCGGCCAAGGTGTCGTTGTCGATGAGCACATTGTCGGCCTGCAGGCCGGTTGACTGCAGCAGCACGGCGATCAGGGCGTCATCGGTGCCCGGCAGATCGGCGTAGTGCGCCAGCCTGCCCTTTGCCGCGTTGAACACGACGTCGGCCACAGCTTTCCCCTTCTACGCGGTGACGAGGCGGCCGCCCTTGACCTTGTAGGCGCGGAGCGCCTCGTTGATGGCCCGGCCAACCTCGGCCAGGTTGGCCGTCGGCGGGACGTTGACGGTGACGTTGATCTGCTGGCCGCCGGTTCGGCCGGCCAGCAGATCCTGCTGGGCGCCGGTCAGCACCAGCTCACTGCGGCGGGTGTTGTTGCGGATCAGCGACCACGACTTGGGCGGGATCACCCCGCCCTGGTCCATCGTCAGGCCGTAGACCCGACTGAACATAGGATGGTTGGCGCCGCGGGCGCCGCCATCGAAGCGCACACCGGCGCTGCCGGAGGACTCCACGTCGTGCCCGGCCAGGGTGCCCGCCATGTGGCCGACACCGGCATCGGTCACCCCGACCATGAACGCGCTCTTCTTGTTGCGGACGAACCCGCCCGGCCCGCCGGCGGCGCCGAAGGAGTGCGTGGTGAACAGGCGACTGTGCGGCGGCCTGCCCTTGATCACGTTCGTGATCGCACTCATGAAGCCGGAGCAGTCGTACCCGTGCGGGCCGACGCCGCCCCACACATATGGCTTGCCCGCTTCTCGCTTGGCGAACGCGAGGGCTCGCTGTACGCCCGGACCGCCAGCCGACACCTTGCCCTTGATCCAGCCGACCAGCCTGTCGGTGATCCACCCCGGCAGCGCCGAGATCAGGGTTCTGATGATGCCGCCGCCGGGCATCGAGCCGGAGAAGATCTTCCCGAGGACACTGCGGGCAGCTTTCTCCAGGTTGCCGAACGCGAACTCGCGCACGCCCTTCACGAATCCGGAGATGACGCCACCCAGACCGTAGGCGCCCGCGTAGGGGACGATCCCGCCGCGGGCGAACGCCAGACCCTCGCCGCCCAGGGCGTCCGGGCCGGTCAGCCATCGGCGCACCCCGGCCGGGCCGTGGCGGCGGGCAATCTCGTTGGCGCGGTGCACCCAGGCCGCGCCGACCGCCCGCGTGAACTCGGGCCGGAAGATCGACTCTCCGGGGCTGACGGCGGCCAGCAAGCTGTCCCTGCCCGGGGCGTAGCCGGGCATGACGCCGCCGCGGGCGAAAGTGGGGATCGTGTCGAGCCGGGTTTTGACGCCGACGAAGCTGGCCAGTTTGTTGACCAGCGCGACGATGCCCTTGTTGTACAGGCCGATGACGAAGTTGACCGGCTTTTTGGCAATGTCCTTCAACCGGTCCCAGTTGCGCTTGATGTAGTCAACGGCATTGGAGAATGCCGTCTTCGCCGAATTGACGACTTGCTTGAGCCGGTCGAAAACTGGCTTGATGCCATTGTTGTAGGTGGCGGACAGGCCGGACTTCAACCGGTCCCAAGCCGATTTCGCGGCTGACGCAAAGGTCTTGAACGCCGGTCCCAGCGTCCCGGCCAGCCAGGATCTGATGCGCTCCCAAATGGGCCTGATGAAATTCCAGGCCCCGGCGATCATTTTCTTGATCTGCTCCCAGCCCGGCTTGATGCTGTTGTTGTACAGCCACTTGAACGCCGGAGCCAGGACGCCAGTGATGACCGCCTTGATGGCCAGGAAAATCCCCTTGATCGCCAGCCAGGCGACCTTGATGGCGACTTGAATGCCGATCCAGACGATTTTAACGAGGTTGCGCAGGAAGATGAACGCCACCACGAGCACGCCACGGATAACGGTGGCGATGAAATTGAAAATCGGCTGAATGATCGACCAGGCCACCCGGATCGCGGCCACGATCCCGGTCCACACGCCCCTGACGACCGCCCAGACGTCCTGGAAGACCGGGATCACCTTGGAGGTGATGAATCCCCAGATGCCCGACAGGACGCCCTGGAGGAAACGCCAGGCGGTGCTCGCGGCGGACTGGATGCCCGACCAGGCCGACTGGACGATGCCGCGGAACGTCTCCGACCGCCGGTAGGCCAGGACCAGGCCGGCGACCAGGCCCGTCAGCGCCGTCACCACCAGGACGATGGGGTTGCCGCGCAGTGCCGCATTCAGCACCCAGGTGGCCGCCGCCCACGTCCTGGTCGCCGCCGCCGCGGTCTTGGTCACGATCGTGTTCAGGACCGTGCCCTTGGTGACCGCCTGCGTGCGGATCGCGGCGATCGCCGTAGCCACGTTGTAGGCGGCATAGGCGCCGGTCAGCGTAGCGACTGCGCCGGCCAGCACCTTCGCTACGGTCGTATGATCCTGGAACCAGCTGACGATGCCGACCACGGCGGTCATCGCATCCTGCTGCAAGGTGCGAACGAACCGCTTGAATTGAGCCTCGGTCGTTTCGTGCAGCGCCTTGCCCGCCTGGTCGGCGGCGCCAGATACATCTCCCAGGGCTTTGACGGCGCTGGATGGGTCCAGGGCGTAGAGCGCCTGGCCGAGGTCCTCGGCCTTCGTGCCGAAGAATTCGACCGCCAGGGCATTCCGCTCGACCGGGTCTTCCACCGCCCGCAGCCGGTCGAGGGTGATGTCCAGCGCCTTGGCGGCTGCTGGGCCGCCTTGGCCCAGCATTTTGAACATTTTGTCGGCGTCAATGCCGAGCTCTTTATAGGCGTCGCGGATCCTCTTTGATCCGGCTACCGCCTCGATCGAGAATTCCTTGAGCGTGTCGGCGACAACGTCGGCGTCGCGTGCGCCGGCCTGCAGGCCCTGGGCTATGAGTCCCATGGCCTGCTTGCCGCTCAATCCGAGGTTGCGAAATTGCGTGCCGTACTCGTTGAAGGTGTCCAACAAGTCTTGGGCCTTGTTGGCACCCAGCTGCGTGCCGCGGGTGATGATGTCGAACGCCTCTTGAGCGTTCTTGGCCAGCCCGGTGCGCATCATCTGAGAGACGGCCCGGGTGACGGAACCGACCTCCTCGTCCATCACCGTGGCCACGTCCATGGCCCGGGCGGTGATCTGCTGCAACGCCGATGCGCTGGCGTCGCGCATGCCGTCCATGTTCTGGATCACCGAGGTGATCGCAGTCTGGACGTCCTCCATGGACTCGCCATAAGCGGAGGCATAGAGCTTGCCGGCGACATCGCCGGCGACCTTGGACTGCTCCTTAGTCAGGCCGAGCTGGGCCTCCAGCCTGCCGCGGGCGGAGTCCAGCTTGACGGCGCCGGCCAGTCCGCTGGCGAAGGCCGCCCCGGCCGCGGCACCGGCGGCGGTCATGGCCGGGCCCGACAGGTCCTTGAGCTTCTGGTTGAGCTTGTCGAACTGCTTGCCGACGCCTTTGACGGTCTCCGAGACGCGGTCGTTGGCGACCAGGTTGATGATGACGCTGCGTGCGTTGGCCACCCGGTCACCTCCCTGTGAACAATGCGTCCAGCTCGGCAGCTCCGCCGGCGGGCCGGGTCCGCGCCTTTGCGGCTGCGGCGCCGGGCGGATGGATCAACTTGGCCTCGGGTACCCGTCTGGATGAGTGGGCCTGGAGCAAGATGTTGGCGATGCGGGCCAGCAGGTATTCGGTCACTCCCCAGTCGGCTTCCTCACCCAAGCGGGCGCGCACATACGCCGAATCGGGCGGCAGGTGGCGGATGAACGTCCTCAGCTCGCGCCACGTCATCCGCCCAGTGAACAGGTCGTGCAGGCGGCGACCCGGCCAGTACCGGGCGATGTCGAATTCGATGGCCTCCCCGTACTGCTTCAGGAGCCGGAGGAGGCCGACGATTCCCCCGGCTCCACGCCGCCGTAGCGCTGGTACGCCTCGAACAGCGCCTTGAGCTTGTACGTCGGCAGCGGGATCTTGCGGAATTCTTCGTACTGCTCACCCAGCGCCACCTTGAACACTGCGGTCATGGCGGCGATCTCGGAGGTGGTCTCATCGTCCATGGCCAGGATCGACCACACGTCGATCGACTGCGGGTGGGCGAACTCCCACCGACGCCCGCCGAAGTGGACCCGCCACGGGGTGAGGTCGACCTCGGCCCGGACGGCATCCAAGTTGAAGTCGTACGGCTCGTCGTCTCGCTTGCGAGTGCTCATGATGATTCGATCTGCCTCCTGATCGAGTCGAGCGCCTCCGCCGTGGCCCGCTGGACGGGCTCCACGTACCGGTTGGCGATGGCATAGAAGTAGGGTTTGGGCCGCTGACCGACGTAGACGTCCCGGCCGAATACCGGGTGCCGCCAGCGGTTGAACGGCTCCGCGCCCTCCAGGTAGGCGGGCAGGTTGTGCATGCCGGGCGGCATCTTCTTGGGGTCCACCCGCACCGTGACCCCGGCCCACCGTCCGGACATCTGGATTTGCAGCCGGGTCGCCCGGGCGATGGACGCGCGCAGCTGCGGCCGGCCGCGCCGCTTGGACTCGCCTTTGGACGGCAGCGACCGCACCTTGGAGCGGATCGCCGGGATCATCGGCTTGGCCGCGTCCCGGATGTCCTGCCGCAGCCGCTTGCGCAGGTCCTTGCCGTCCTCGATGCGCCGCAGTGCGCGGACCAGCTGTGTCAGGTCCTCGACGCGGACCTGGACGTCGATCATCAACTGGTGGCGCGGGTGAGCGGCCCGGCGCCCGGCCACGACACGCTGGTGGTGGCCAGGTCGCCCACCCCGCCGTCGATCGGGCTGTACTCGGTGACCAGCACGTTGCCGGAGTAGGACGGGTTGGTGGGGCTGACGGCGCCGGAGGTGGGCTTGATGACGATGGGGGCGACGGTGCCCACCAGCGGCCAGATCGTATCGTCGACCTCGCTGGAACCGAAGTCCTGGTGGAACTCGATGTCCACCGACCAGTCCCTCAGGCCGCCGATGCGCGACCGGTAGGTGTCGCCCATCGCGGTGTCCTCCTGCTCGTCCACCTCCACGCTGAGCGTCACCGAGGACACGCGGTCCGACAGGTCCACACTGTTGATGACAACCGAGGCGTCGGTCAGAACGAACGTCGCCATCGCGGCTCCTTACATGCGAATGGCCGCCTGCGCGGCGGCCGGGAGGGTTGCGGGTGCTACTGGATGGCCAGGGCCGCGGCCACCGAGAACTCCCCGGTGATCGCGGTGACGCTGATGCGGAACCAGTCGTCGGTGATGCTGTCGGCGGCCACGCGGGTCATCCACGTGCCGCCCACGGCGGTGACGGGCCCGATCGTGGCCGAGGCGACGTCGGCGGGGTCACTGAACGCCTGGGCGTTGTCGCTCTCCACCTTCACCGAGATCGTCGCGCCGGCCGAGAAGGTGTGCAGCACCGCGTACAGGTACTTGCCCGCCGCGCCGGCGCCCAGCTGCACCGGTGAGCCGATCGCCCCGGT